AAAAAGCAGAAGAATTTAATATACCTGAAACAGAAATTCAATATAGAGAAATATTTGAAATTGAAGACTCTCCATATGAGAAACAATTTCGAGAAATGGAAGATATATTCCTAAAAATATAACAAGTTTGATTAGTTCTGCATCGGAAGAAACTGTTATAGCTATAAGCAAAGATGAACCTAAACGTATTTATTTTTATAAATTTTTCTATGAAGAAGATTCTAAACTACAATCTTCTTGGTCATTCTGGGAACTTAAAGGAGATAAAACTGTAATTGGAGCTTCGATTATAGATAGTGACGTTTTCTTTGTTATTCAATATACGGATGGAGTTTACCTAGAAAAATGCTCATTACGTCCAGAATCAGTTGATGCTGGTTCTAACTTAGAAATTTTATTAGATAGAAAAGTAGATGAAACTAAATGCCATATTAATGTAATTAATCAAGGTGGTGCTGGTGTTCAATCAGTTATATCTTTACCTTACCCAACTGCTACTGCTGGAATACAAATTGTTGTCGGTAGAGATGTTTCTGGTAATACATTGCAGCATGGAGAAGTAAAAGTTCCAAGTGCGGAAACTT